ACTCCGGATGATCTTCCGGACGCTGCAGAGTCTTAAGCCACGCTTTATGCTTGGCTTCCTCCTTCTGTTTCCTTGTCAGTTGCGGCTTTGCCGGTTCTTCGATCCTGCCGCCGTGCCTGCGCGTTTCCCACGCCTTCCGCGCCGCCGCGGTGGTATCGAGCATCCGGTCGAGTGCCCGATGGAAACGCGAGCGATTCGCTAAGGCAGCCATCCTGGATCCGCCTCATTGACCACGAACTCAGTCAAATCCAGCTGGCCCCGGCTGGCTTCGACGGCGCGGTCGTAAAGCTTCTGCCACTCTTCACGCGTCAGGCCTTTCTCGAGCGCCAGATCGAGCTCGTAGCCGATCACCTGCAAGGCTTCCCAGTCGGGTTCGGATTGCGCCATCATGCCGCCTTTCGCGTCCCTACCGGTGCATTCGCGAGGTAGTCTTTGGCTTGGGCCACCAGGTTATAGCCGACCGGATCCGCCCGCTTGAGAATGTCGGGGTGGAAGTGATAGTAAGCCCACGTTTCCGCGAAGTACTCGAGCTTGTTGGTCTTCGCATAGTCGGATACGCAGCTGTTCGTCCGCAGAGCATGGGCATAAGCGGCGTCCTGCGCCTGCTTCAGCCGCTGGTCGAAACGCGTGTTGAAATGATGCGCCAGTTCGTGCGTGAAAGTGATCTGGCGCGATTCGAGTATGTCTTTACCCGTGCTGCTGGCATTCGGCCTGTACGTTTCGCTCCATTCGTCCGGGAAGTAACGTGCGCCGATACCCTTCCACGGCTCCATGGTTAATTCGCCTGCCACATGCAATTCGCTTCCGATGCCCGCCGGCTCGAACTTCGCCCGGTACCATCCGCGGACTCCCTTTTGCGCCGTCTTCCAGTTATCGAAAACAAATTTGTTGAGCGGCCATTTCTCCATCAGGCCGGTCAGGTTGAGCTTGTCGGCGATGCTGGCGATCTGCTGCGCGTTCTCGACAGGCACGTTCAATGTGAGCTTCGAGGATCGCGCGATACCTTCGAAGGCGGTTCGCTTTGCACCCGGCGCAGCGGGAGCTTTGGCCAGCGGTTTCGGCAGCGCCATGCCGATACCGGCCATCAGGCGCGCCGCTTTAGTCCATGCGGCTTTCTTCCCGGGCGACATCTGAGCCCAGTTATCCGGCTTTGGCATCACGCCGGCCGGGGCCGGTTGCGGAGGAAGCGCGACAGGTGCAGCTTTGGGCGGCTCAGCCGCTTTCACCCGAGGTTGACCTGGCGGCGGCAGTGCTGCGCGCCCCGCTCTGCGCGTGATCCAGGCCTTACGCGCCGCTTCAGAAGTATCGTTCGCCAGATACTGCTTTGCCCGCCGGGTCAGCTCGTGTCCGTTATCGATCGCGCGGTCGAGCGCACGGCGAAAGCCTTCGCGCGTCACTCTTATGCCCGCTTTCGAATCAGGATCCGGTCGAGCGCACGGTGCAGCCGCGTGCGTCGGTCGTTCGCTCTGTCAGGCCGCGCCGCCGCCGTCAGGTAAGCGCCCGAGAGGAGCATCGGCAGTTTCTTCAGCCACTCTTCCGGCGTCTTTTGAGGCGAGATATCGACGCCATTCACCTTAAAGTCTTCCTCGGCCAGATTTGTGAGCAGGTTTTCGAACTCAGGCTTCGCCGCTTTGTGCTGGATCCGGCCGTCCTCCAGCCAGACGCTTCCCGCGTTGACCTGACCATCAGCGGTAAGAGTGTAAATGTCGATGGTCATCTGTTAGCCACCTGTGCCGGGTTGTTCTTTGCCAGAGCACGCCTCAGATGCTCCATAGCCGCCCTGGTCGATGTTCCCGGCTGCTTCGGCGCGGCGACCGCGGCAGGAGGTTGCGCCTTCATTGGTCCGGCCGCATGATAGCTTCCTTCGTACAGCCGGGTCCAGTTCTTGCCGGATCCCAGCGCATCGATGCGCTCAGCCACGCCTTTTACTGCCCCTTCCGGTAAGCGAGCCGTGCGTAGAGCAGACAGGATCGCGGCCTTGTTTTTCACGTAAGGTTCGACGATTTCCGGGCCAGGCGTTCCTCCGATTTCGTCGGACATGCGTTTCAGTAACTTGTTGTTATTGGCGACTGGATAGAAGGTGCCCTTGTCCGGAAAGGCGAGGCCGTGGTCGATCAGCACCAGCTGATCGGATCCGTCCTCTTTTTTCCCGATCATCCAGTTTCCGGTATGCCGGTCTTCATTGCCGATGATGAAATCGAAAGCTGCAGCGCGCGCAAGATCCCGCCTGCCGTCGTAGCGTTGATCAGCAGGAAACTCCTGGGCTTCTTTCCCCTCATGAAACTCGATAAGGACGCCCTCTTCGTCCCCGATTTTGCGAATTACATTGGCCGGCACCAGATCGTCCAGGTCGACGAGCTTGGCGATCTGCCAGGCTGCGTTCTCACGCGGCCCCTGAAAGCCCCAGGTGATATTCGGACGAACAGGATTAACTTTATCCCTGTACTCGCCACGATTGCCTTTAAATACGGCCTTTTTGCCGTTCTCAAGAGTGACAAGCCACTTCAGTTTGTTGATCCCGCCTTTGTCGAGATTGTTCCTGGCCACAGGCTTTGGCGACGCCAGATCGCTTTCGCGTTTGGCCTGCTTTGGACTGGCACCGGCAGCACGCTGCGGCGATCCCTTCTGAGGCATCGGATGCTTCGCCACTGCCCCGCCCTGCAGCGCGGCTTCGCGCCTGGCCCGCATGCCTTCCCAGGCCTTATGCGCCGCACGCACGCGCCAGCTGGCAGGCTTCGGCTTCTGTGGCGCGGCAGGCCCCGGCTCAGGCGGTCTCGAAGGCGCGCCCATCGCCTTGTTAGCGGCAGCTTCCCGGTTGGCTTTGCGCTTCAGATGAGCGCGGCGAGCCGCGGACCTGCGTCTGGCGCCCAGGCTCTTTTCGGCAGGTTTGGCGCCAGCGCCACCGGACGCGAACTGGCCCGCGTTCTCAGGCTGCCCTCGCTTGTGTTCCGACTCGACCCACTCATCGCGTGCCTGAAGCATGCGGTCGAGCGCGCGATGGAACCTTACTTTTCGGCTTTCTTGCGCGCGCCCGTAAAAATCAGGCCGGTATTGCCCTGTCTGATCATTTGCCCGGTTACGTCCTTCACGGCCACCGGCTTTGCGGTAGTCTTCGATGACCTGCTGGTAGGCTTTGATTCCTTCATCTCTGGTTTCGCCTCCGAGAAACTCGCCGTCACCCTTTGCCACAGTCACCTCGCCGCCCAGTTCGCCCGCCGCTTTTGTTACGTTCGATCGCAGCGCAGAACCCGGATCGAAGACGTGGATGTAAGTCCAGCCGCCGTGCGTGTCGAGCGTGCGGAAGGCGAGGCCACTCTCATCCAGCTTTCGCCGCGTTTCCTCGAGATCCTGCGATCCCATGCGGATCGTCCAGAGCGAGTCCTTGCCAGAGGTTGAAACAAGGAACGGGATGACAGCCTTCTGCTCGGCCGCCTGACCCATCTTCGCCGCGAGATAGCGCAAGGTAGACCGGTCTTTGATGTCCGTCTGCACGAACATCGAATTCTCCGCGCCGTCCGACCAGTCGCCGATCACGTTCTCGACGGACGCGTGTTTGGTGAACTGGTGAGTCAGATGCACCGCCATGCGGTGCATCTGGCGCTGCCGCTCGCTCGCAAGGCCCGCCTTCGCTTCAGCGAAACTCAGGTTCTCTTTGACGTTCGGGCTGACGAAGATCTCACCTTCGCCCTCATGGTGCTCGGCCGGCGGCTTCGCCTTTGCCGAACTGCCGCCCGAGGCGAATTGTCCGGCGTTCTTTGGCTGGCCGCGCTTGTGCTCGCCCTCGACCCATGCGCTATCGAGGATCCGGTCGAGCGCGCGATGGAAGCGGCTGCGCCGATCGGTCGCGATCATTGCTTGAGCCAGTTACTCCGGAAGTCCTCCATCGACATAGCGTCCATGTTGCCGAGGAAGCTGGGCGGATACATCGCGAGAAAGGCATCACGCGCTGCGCGTGCGCTGGGGAATCCGAGTAAGACCTTGTCTTCGTCTTCCCGCGCGGCTTCGTCAGGCCCCAGATCGATCATGTCGATCACATAGGCCGAGTCTGCAGCCGGGTCTGTTCCCAGGATCACGTCAATTTCGTCGCCGTCGCGCCCGATGGTATTGCGAATGAACCCGTAGTGGTTCGGCAGAACCCGGTCATAGACCACGTCGCCTTCCGGATTTCTCAGTTGCCGCCGTGAGCCGGCGAAGTACTCGAGCGCGACCGGAATGCCGTTAAAGTCCAGATCTCCGACGACAGGAGCCGCGTCAGCAGTACGGCGGCGTGCCGCAAAGTCAGCCACTTTGCCGGGATCCCGCTCAGACCGCTGGCCGGCAGGCGCTTTGCGTTGAGGCGCTGGCGCAGGCTGCGCTTTGACCCGGCGCGCGCCACGGACTGTTTCAAGCGGCGAGCCGCCGCCAGGCGTGGGCCCGCCTTCGGCTTTCGGTCGCGTCATTTCCGCGCCGCCCGGTCGATGCCCGGGTGCGCCAGGACCGGCTTTGGCCGGCATCGGTGCGCCGCCGGGTCCAGCACCGGGAGCGCCCGGCATACCAGGCATACCAGGCATACCTTCGCCCGGAGGGGGCATCATTTCAGCCTCTTTTTCGGCCTTCTCGACGTCTTCGTCGGTGATGTTAGTGCCGAACCCGGTCAGGCTCGAGGACTGTTTGATCTCCTTGAGCGCCATCGGGCGGTCATAGATGCCGGAATTGAACAGGCTGACCACGTTGTCTCCGACGGTCTTCGCCATATCGACCTTCTCTTTGTCGTCGAGAACGCGAATCGACGGGAAGGTGAGGTCAAGATCGGAAGGATGATCGCCGATCTCCGACATACAGATGACGGGATAGAGCAAGTCGAGCGCGGGCCGCAGCTGCTCGTCCTGTTCCATGGCGATGAACTCTTCATAGATGCGCTCGTCGGCATCGTTGGACTGGCCGAGGCCGGTCAGCGTGCGCCCGAACAGGCGTGTTACCGGGATCTGCGCCGCGCCCGCGATGTCGAGCTGGAACTGCTGATAGACATCGGCCCAGCCGGTCATGTTCTGAGTGACCGTTTTCAGGTCGCCGTCCTTCGGCAGCATCAGCATGGACTGGTTCGAGAGCATCTGATTCATCGCCTGCATGCGCTGTTCGAACGCCACCAGCGCGTTGATGTTCATCGATGCGCCCGAGAGAGCCTGAGCCAGTTCGGGAAAGGTGATGCCGAGTAAGTTGGCGCGGAACGAGACAGACAGGATATTCCAGGAAAGGTTATCCCGCTTGCGGATCTCCTCGTAAGACGGCTCGAGCGCCGAGATGCCCCAGTAGGATTGCGCCTGCAGCTCAGGTGTCGGCACACTGGGGCCGATGAAGCGCAGGATGCGGCTGGAGTGTACTTCAAAATTGCCGCCGCCGTCCGGCGAACCGACCGCGTACTTTTCAGGCAGGCCGAAATTCAGCGGCTTTTTGATGTTGGTCGAGACGCCATCCTGTGGCGTGATACCCGACCACATATCGAAAGGAATCAGGCCGCGGAACGCGCCCGGTTCGACGGTATCGAGATCGATCGGTTCATCAAGGCGGTTCTCATGGCCGTCGATCACGATGAGACAGCCCGCGCCGCCGAACAGACGGGCCCAGCGGATGGCATCGAGAATCCGCGATTTGACGCGCGTGCGCCGGATCGAGCGGTCGATGCGCGAGATATCGTCCGGATCGATGTCAGAAGTAAGGCGCGGCCACGCCCGGACCATGTCCTTGGCCGGTACCTCGACGATGCGCCGGGAAATCCAGTGATTCCGGAACATCGTGATCAGCAGCATGTAGTTGAAGCTGAGCCGGACGAGGTTGTACTCGGTCGCTTCGGTCAGGCTGGGCGTGCCCCAGCCCATGCGCGCCGCCGCGTTGGTGAAGTAATCGAGCGCCGAGGCCGTCATGCGGCCGGACTGCGAGGCCGGATGCAGGCCGTTGGCCATGGCATGCGCGTCGTTGACGTGGTAGCGCCGGCCCACGCCGCGCGGCACAACACCGAACTGGTCCAGGCGGGCAAGGCCGCTGGGCGTCATGACCTGAGAAGGCATTGAGTAAGTTGAAATACAAGCGATATACGAACGCTATCGGAAAGGCGCCGGGCAGTTAGTGATGTTTGCGCCGCGCGTCGAAGCGCGTCAGAAAGACAGGAATCATATGCTGCAGGCTGGTGCGCCCGCTCCAGGCGATGGAGTCTTCTTCGACCGGCGCGGCGGCTTCAGGAGGCGAAACCGGCGGATCCGTCGTCGTCCCATCCGGCGGCAAAGAACTTTTCGATGAGCCTGAGCGTGAGTTCGTCGTCCGAGATGGCATCGCTGATCTTTTTACGGAGGCGGCTTTTGGCATCGTAGGCTCGATGGCGGCACGTCAGACAGACGCCACAGTAACAAGTCGGGCGCTTTCCGCCGCAATGGTTAGTGTGAACGCCTTTCGGCATTCAAGCCATTCTACTGAGGATTATGCAGGTAATTGATATAAATGTTGGCGAAAGTTTCAATCATCGCCACCGACGCATTCACGATCGGACGCTCATTCGCCTGCAGCGCAGAGGCGGCGACCGCCGCTTTCATGCCAGAGATCGCCTGGCGGATAGTCGGTTCATCCGCGCGGGAGAAGAACAAACCCAACAGCTCGGCTACAGCGCCATGACAAACACCGCCCAGTCCCGTCGTCGGATCGTAAGGTGCATACCACGCCAGATATGCGCTGGAGTGCTCGCCGGTTCTGCCGGTGATCCCCTGACAGGCCATACCCTCCGCTCTCAACATCGTGCGAGTGATCCGGTCACGCGAGTTTATCGGCGGCTGCGCCTCGAGCGAGAGCCAGCCGCAGGCCGGTAAGAGCAGTACGATCGCGCGAATGAATTTCATAAAGGTTCAACAGCTTCATCAGCCATTTGCGCCAGCTCCAGCTGGGATGGTGCTTGCCAGCGCCAGCCTTCCGGCAGAATGCTCTCGACAGGCCCAGGCCAGTCTCCCCAGTCGCATTCGTCACTGCCGGACATAGCGCCTTCAGACATTCCGCCTCAGTGTGACAGGACCGGTCTGCGGCTGTTCGTTAACCGACATCGCCTGGCCGCCGGTGATGAAGCCGTGCCAGCAGCCCGCGTCGACCGAGGGTGTGAGAGTGAGCGTGTGCGGAAATTCGCCCGTATGGTCCCACGCATAGCCGCGCTGGTTCTTCTTCGCCGGCGTCAGCGGCACGCGCAGCCGATGCTGGTCGCTCGAATCTTTGGCTTTGCTGGTCGGCAGCCCGGGCGTGCAGGCCGGACAGTCGAACGTCAGGATCCCTTCCGCTGTAAGCTTGGGATCGAGAGCCGCCAGAGGTACCATGACGCTCAGTTTAGCCGCCTTTGCCGTGTTCGTCGTCATCGGCCTTGTCATCGGCTTTGTCAGTCCGGTAAATCAGCGGTTTCAAAGGTTTGTCGGGCGACTTGTCGGCCGACTTGTCGTCCGGTTTGTCCATCGCTGCGGTTTCATAGGTGACCACCGCAGCCGGTTCCGGGGTTGCTTTGGGCCGCGGCGGTTTGATGATGTAAACGATCTCGCCATCCGCTTTGCGCCGCTCGCCGACGCGCCCGTTACTGACGATGTCCGCCATCAGATCGAAGAAGGTGCCCCAGACCATGCTGCCGAGGCGAGGCGCCGGGATGTGAGCCAGCAGCTTGATCACTCCCACGCCGCCGCCGAGTCCCATGCTTATGCGCACGGCATTGGCCCAGTTAAAGAAAGCCGTGCCTGCGTCCTGGCTGATCTTGACCCAGTCGATCATCATGGATTCATGGCCGAATTCAATTTGTTCCTGCCGGTGGTTCTGAAGTTCGAAGGCGGTTTCGTCGACGACCCGGCCGACCCGGGCGGCGCGACCAACAAGGGCATTACCCTGAACACGTTCGCCAGCTGCTCAGGCCGGCTGCTCGGACAGGATCCGACTCTGGAGAATCTCAGTCAGCTGACAGACGAGCACGCCGGTAAGATCTACCGGGAACTCTACTGGGATAAGGTGTGCGGCGATCAGATCGCCCATCAGGAACTGGCGTCGATCGTCTGCGACTTCTATGTGAACGCCGGGAACAATGCCACGAAGCTGCTGCAGCGAGTCATGAACGATCTCGGATGTCAGCTGCCGGTTGACGGGGTTGTCGGACCGGCTTCGCTTGCCGCGCTGTCGAAGCTCGATCCCGTCGAAGTCTACCGGCGCTACAAGTCAGGCCGCATCGCCTACTACCAGAGGCTGGTCGCGAACCAGCCCGCGCTCGCGCGTTTCCTGAAAGGCTGGATCAATCGGGTCAACGCATTCCCCGATCTGTGAAAGGTCCGGGGCGAAGAGCCCATTCGGTTCCGCCCCGGCTGCTGCACGAGCCGACTACTGCGAATGGGAGGCGTCAGGATAACTTAACGCCTGTGAGCTGTTAAGTTATGCGGCGGCCGGCAACCCGGCGATGCGCGAGAACTGCGCCTTCGTCATCCGGGTCAGTGAGCCGTTATAGAAAACGCGCGTCGGAAAGCGGATCTCAGCGAGCGAGACCATAGGCAGGGCGACGCACCGGCAATTGGGACAGCCGCCCGCGTGATAGCGGCCCAGAGTACTCCGTTCGCCCACCAGGGCTTCAGGCGGCGGCGGATCGTTCCAGTTCACCAGCACGTGATTCATGTTGCGGTGCGAGACGCGCACGCGCTGGTCTTCCGAAGTCTGCCATTCGTACCAGTCGAGTCCGAGGTCCTGCGACCGCGCCTGTGTCAGAGCGGTTTCCGCTTTCGAGACTTCCGTGCGCGCGATGAGCCGGATCTTGTTCCATGTCAGGTAAGGCGCACGCCGCCGGATCTCCCGCGCGATGTCAGGCGCCCGCAGGCCTCTCTGCTGCTGTTCCGCCGCAAAGGCGGTGATCTCCCGCGCGATGTCAGCAGGAACGGATCGGATCAGCCGCGCATTCTCGGCCACCAGCCGCCCGACCGCGGTGCCCAGCCAGCCGCCGCGCTGCGCCAGTTCGCGCTGCATGACTTCATAGATCGTGCGCGATCTGGTACCACGCATGGCCGCTTCGCGCCACGATCGTGCGTTGAAGTTATAGACGCGCCCGACCATCTTCTCAGCCAGCTGGCGCGCGGCATTGTGAAAGTCAGTCGACGTCCACAGATTGAGCAGCTGGTCGGTAGACAGGTCGCCCGCCTGCCGCAGGAGTCTCTTTATCGCCCGTTCGTACTCAAGTACGATCCGGTTCAGCGGATCGGCCGGCATTCTGTTCGCGATCTATGATCGCCAGAGCTTCGTCGAGAACATCAGGCTGATTGGCAGGGAAAGGATAGTGATGCAAACCATCCAGCTTGCGCATAAGTTCGAGCAGCTCATCCGGCGTGCGAGCCCGGTACTCCATGGCGATGTCGCCCACTGCTTTGCGCACCGAGACGTTGGCATACTCGACCGTCTGATCCCGGCCGATAACAACGAACTCAGACTCAGGGAACATCTTTTTCAACCGGCTCTGAAAGTTCTCGAAGACGGCGATGGTGAGTCTCGACATATCCCAGTCGGCCTTGATGACGTAGTTGTGGCCCGGCAGAATCTCGACCGCCGAGGTAATCGTGACTTCGGGCAGGATGGCAGGCGTGTGATCGACGCTCAGGTCCGGTTGCTCACTTGCAGTGCTCATAATACAGGTCAATTTTACACGGATTTACGTACGAAAACGAACTAGACTAAACTGAATCAATCCCCCTGTTGTGAGGCCCAAATGTCTGCAGCGAAAATGCGCATGCTCGCCGCCTTTATCTCCGATGCGCTCGAACGCTACGACCCGGTCGAGATCTCGGAGTTTGTCATTCGGGACAGCTTCGATGAAAGCGCCATTGGCAGGACGCTTGCTCAGTTCGAAGAGGAGGATTACCAGAGCTGGCTCACGTCGCACGGCTGGGCTGAGATTGTCGATAAACGCACCGGCCACCGGGCAATTACCAGAGCAACAAAAATAATTGACGAAAAAGTTGGCCCGAATTCCGACGCTCCATCGCTTGACAAGGTAGGCGTGTAAAGCGCAACCGGCTTTCGGCCTCTGTTTGTCAAGCGGCCGCGGCCAGCCGCCAGTCCCAGTCCCCGATCCTCGTATGTACGCCATACCTGAGCGCGTCAGGCGTATGGTCGTTCGATTTGATCGGCTGCTCTTCCCCGCGCAGCGCCGCCTTTGTGTCCCAGGCATAGGCTTCATGTTCGCGCCGCGTGTGCCGGCAGCGTTCGTGAATGCGGATCCGCTTGTGGTTCATCATCGAAGACACCTTTCGAATGCCTTCGATGACCTCGTTATTCGCGTCGATCACAAAGAAGCCGCGCTGCTGCAGCTCGACACGGAAGGAAGCCGCCGACGGATCGAGGATGACGCCGGGTCGCCGGAAGGAATCGCAGGGACCGATGAACTCGATCAGATCGTCCGCATACTGGCTGTCGGTCTTCTGGCGCATCTGCTGCTTCGAGTCCCAGTAATACTCGTTCTCGATCCACATGGTGCGCCCGTCGTCATACTCATCGAGAAAGACCATCGGGTTGACGGTGCCGTAGTCGCAAAGGATGAACCGCTCGCGATGCCCGTTCTGCGAGAGCAGGTCGATCGGCCGCGTCTCATCCGTGTAAATCAGGTCCGGCGTGAAGACGTCGCGGTAGATCGCGCCATCGGCAATGACCCAGAGCCCGAGTATGTTCCGGAGATAGAAGACGCCGGTGTACTGAGTGCGCCAGCCCTCTTTGACCACCTCGAGGACGTTCGGATTGTCTTCGAGGGTGTAATGCCCGCTCCAGAACTGGCCGGTCTGTTTGACCTTCGGATTGTCGATGTAGTCTTTCTTGAGGTAGTGGTGCGGGTTGCCGGGGTTGGCCGTGAGATAGGCCCGCGACCCGGGCATCGACATGCGCGACGACGCCATGTCGAAGAAAGACTGCGGATAGTTCCCCGCTTCGTCACCGATCCATAAGCCGACCGTCGAGCCGGCGATGTACTTCCACGAGGCTTCGTCGTTGGCCGAGGCCACGCGAAAGGGACGCCCGAAGAGCGTCATTTCGCCCGATTGCGAATTGTACTGATAACGCTTTTCGCCGATGGTAGCGAACAGGTCGTTCAGTAAGTTCGTTTTAACCGAAGTCTTCGAAGCGCCAGTGATCAGCCCGGTGCCGCCCGGCCACCACTTGTCGAGCAGCAGCCGCGTCAGCTTGGCGTTGACCGCCATCGTTTTGGCGGATCGGATGGAGCCTTCGAGTAAGTTAATTCGCGCGTCGTGCGCCGGCTGCCGCCGGATGAACTGCGCATGGCGCGGCCCGAATGGTCGGATCACGGTTTACCGGGTCCAGGGGATCGTAGATCATTGTCACGAATTGATGCTTTTGCCACGCACTGAGAAAGGCCTGTTCGCCATAGGCCGGGATGTCAGAGCGGATCTCCCGGCATTCGCGCCGGTATCTCGCCAGCGGGTCTTCGACGAACCATCGGACCTGAAATTTACGCATGTGTAATGCGATTGTATATCGGTTGTATGTCGGGCTTGCCGCGTCCCGACCTGCCAGCCCCTCTGCGTTCACATTCGAGCTGTGCTCTAGTCCTACGGGTGGTTACGTAGTCGCCTTGCTGGTCCCCGTCCTGTCAGGAGTCTTCGTCTCTGCCGAAAAAATGTCTCACGAAATCGATAAAAACGATCAGCGCCAGCCAGACGAACACACGCGCGGATACGGAAAGGCCGGCTGTCAGCGTCACGGTACCCACCGGTAGAGAGCGTGAGGCGGTGAGCTCGCCGTCACATAGCGGGCGGCCAGCGCGGTCAGGACCGAGGCGGCGGCGATGAAAATGACCAGACCAGCGCGGCTCATTGGTGGTAGATGTCCCACAGGACCAGCCCCACCATACCCCAGAGCACTCCGGAAAAGAAGCCCAGGACAAAGCCGCACCAGAAACTCCGGGGCGATCCCTTGACCAACCGCCCCAGAAACC